TAGGCTTTCTCAAGTTCTTGAGCGTTTTTATATTTACCAGCCAACAGACTTTCCTGTTGTGCCTCCAGTTCTTCACCAATAGCCAGAGACTCCTGTTCATCAGGAGTTAACTCTGTCTTTGGCTCGGCTTTCATTGATAGTGTTTCTGCCATTATTATTCAGTGGGTGGTGCTTGTTTAGATGGGTCCAACATAGGCGTCTTAGCCATAGCAATACGTTGATCAGTTTCAATATTAGCTTGTTGCTGTTGCTGCATTGCTTGTTGTTCTTGCTGTATCTCCTGCATGGAGCGTACAAGATTAAGTATATCTATACCTTGAGCTACAGCTATACGTTTGATAACTTCCTCAGGGTTAATATACTGGGCAACTGCCTCTGGTCCCATTGTTTGTGAGATGATAGTCAGGAACTGACCAAGTGCATCTCTGTCTTGACCTCTGCCAAGAGCATTTATACCAGCTACAATAACTGGATTTACCATCCCCTTAGGGAGTTTAGGTATGTCACCTTTCTTTTGATGAATACTTAACTTACGATTTAAGTATGGTACTAAGAAGTCAACAGTCAGTAGACTGAATAGGCCACCGAGCTGTTGCTCTAGTTCCATCTGAGTCATTCTAACTTCTTCCGCAGTTGTACGCTCACTCTGCCTAACCGTAAGGATAAGGAAAGCTTCCGACAGCCTACGTTCTAGCTGTTGCATCATATTATAGGCTGTACCAAAGTCAGCTGTTTTGCCAACTTGAACTACACCAATATCTTCAGGACGTCCTTGGACGATTGCACCGTTACCAGCTGCCGCTAGAGTAGATGGTTTCGTAGTGCTTGATGGTGATACAGTGAACACAACTTTAGCAGCAGCTGCAGAGCCTTCTACTAATGCCTGAGAGAGTGCTTCAAGAGACTTAAGATCTCCCATGAATTCCTCTACTCTACCCCGACCGTAGTCTTCACCATCCACAGTATTAAACCTGAGGACAATCCAAGGGTTTGTATCTACTGGAGCTTTACCCTGTGACTTAGGAACAACATGACCGTACACCTCTTGGTGCCAGACAAATCTATTGTTATCCCGTTTCACATGAGTATAAACCTCACAGTCTTCTGTATCTTCTTCATCATTATTGAGATACTCACCCTTCATTTCTTTAATGTCAGGTACTATCTCTTCTAATACTTTTTTGTTGATTAATTCCTTCGTGACAATTTCAATTACGTTACCGTTTCCATCACGTTCTACTGCATACCGTTGAAGCGGAAAGAGTTTAAGTCCATCTTTACCCATAAAGACAAGAGCGTTACCTGCCACCACCAAATGCTTAAGAGCTTGGTGTACGACAACACGATCATCAGAGGCTGCAATAGCATCCATGATAGTACGTTCTATCTTTGCAAAGGCTAAATCTAATTCAGTACGTTGCTCAGGAGGTACAGTACCTAACTGAGACTCATCTAACTGTAGTTTAAAGAAGCTGGTTTGAGCAGGTAGTAGAGCTAACATCAACTTTGATGCTAGAGTGACTACCCCCTTCGCTCCAACGCTTTGCCACGGAGTTTTTAATTTCCGTACGCCAGTGTTTGAGTTATCTTCTTGAATTAGATATGGTAATGTTAACTCAGCTGCGTCTTTGGCCTCAGTTAGATACTGGGAACGATTGCTAACTAAACTGTCATACCTAGTTTTAGCTGTCATGATATGTTAAGTGATCTTTGTAGATCTGTTGTTTGCCGTACCCTTCTACGAGTACGCTTTGCTGTCTCTACTCCGCGAGCTGTTTTACCTACGAAGCTATCACCAGTATTTATTTTTAAACTATCTTTAACATCTCTAGTCTGTGGTATACGTTCTCTCCTTATATCGTATTCACTAGGATTTCTAGTGACAGTAGGTGAGCCTGGGGTCCAATCATCTTGAGACTGACTTAAATAAAGACTCTCGTACACTCCACCCTCTACTCCTGGTTGATCGCCTGATCTTAACCACGACATATTCCTATCTAATGCATCCTTAATTTGTGATTCTTTAAATCCAATAGCTCTTGTTGCCATTAAATCATCATGAGTAAAGAAACTACCAGCCTCAGAATCAGCAGAATAATCACCCCAACCTGGGTTAATATCTCTATTAGGTGCTCCTATTCCTTCAATCCTATCGCCTAAACCTATACCACCAGGCATGTCTGGATTGGATTGACCTCTTCTATTTTCAGGTGATAACCATTTTTGACCTGAATCACCTTGTAACCAGCTTAATACATCTGAATAAGTCCGTTCTAAATTAAGAGGACCACCTTCTGTTAATGCTTGTATATAATCAGCACCTCCAAAGGTTTGGCCCTGATGAATTTCATCAGAATCAGCTCCGAATCCTACTGCAAATGGAGGATCATCATACCTTCTAAAATATTCAATTGAATCCTTAATATCTTTTTCAATAACATATAAAGGCCATCCACTATTGAAATAATGTGATAACCCCTCAGGGTCAGCATCTCTACCTAAGTGTTCTTGATATAAATCATGTATATCTTGTTCGGTAATCGGGGTTTCATCAAATGCCATTATACAGTCTCCATTATTTTAAGGTCATTAGGTAGGTTATCAGGTCGTTCTATATCGGGAGGTACTACATTTATAGTTGGTGCATCAGGAGGATCAGAAGGTTTATCTACCACATCTAATGACTTAGGTATATACCCTTCTATCTTAAGATCTTGTGGTGTGTAAGGTGTTTCTGTACTTGAATCAAATACAGGTTTGTATTTAATATGATCTTCAACAAGATCTGAATCTACACCAGTAGCTAGCCTAGCTTGTACCCATACATTAGCTTGACGAATCTCTTTAACTTCATCAATAACTGCGTCCATTCCTAAGTCTTCTTGTGCTTGTTGATAAAGTTTATTCTCAGCATAGAATGCCCAATCAATATCCTCACGGTCTCCATAAGCTAGATCTTGGAATTTATTTCGGTGCATTTGACCTGTATCCTTATCAAACCAATCCTCCTCAAAGTCTTCAGGCCTCATATTCTTACGAACGATATCTAAACCCCAAGAATCTTTAGCGTCACTTAGTTTAGGAGGCCCTAAGTCTTGCCGTCTTGGATCCATTGAAGTAGAAGGTACTCCTACATACATCTCTTTAAGGAATCTCTCTTCTAACTTATCGAGTTTACTATCAATCTCATCCTCATCTTCAAACTCCCAACCAAGTCCAGTACCAGCTGCCATTAACATGGGTTTATTCAAAGAACCAGGACCTGCTTCACCCCAAGAACTCCAATATTCACCTGGGTCTGTGCTGCCAGGAGGTGTGACTTCACCTTCTCCACCCTGCACACCAATTAACTGACTAAGTTGTGCATCAGTAGTAAGAGTTTTTACTAAATCACCGTCATTATTTTTTTCTAGAAAATCAAAATGATCAGCTCTTTCCTCTTGCCAGTCTATTATTTTTTTGTATGCATCTTTATCAGTTTCAATCCAAGTTATACTTTTGTCACCAAAACCTTTTATATCATGCTCCTTCATATAAAAACCAATCTCTTGTTGAAGAGGGTTCTGTAAAGTATTCCACCACCTATACTTAACACCATCTATAGTCTCATCATTTCCCATCAAATTACCTTGGGTATTGCCAATCCTAATCAAGTCACCTCTTATATTATTATACAAAGAACGATGACTATCATAATTATCACCTGCTTTATCCCATAAGCTTTTGTTACGTCTCATATGAGAGTAGATGTTAAACTCTGTATGACCACCTGCCCTAGCAGCTAAGACATCAGCAAGACCATAGGAATTAGGATCAAAGTGACTAGAATGGTCAGCAAAACCAGAGAACTGTATACCACTACCAGGTGGATCTACTGAACTAGATCCGCTTTGTTTAATTCTATCGTAAAGACCTTTACCTGATGTAGTATTAGCTGCACCTCCAGGTTTATTATCATCACTTAAGAAATCCTTACCTTTACCGTTATCCATCCAGTAAATGATATGTTCACGGACATCTTCTAAAGCATCACGGTCTCTATAACCAGCATCGTTACCATCAGCTCCACTACCAGCTTTTTCTAATAGAAAATAATAATCTGCATCACCAAACTTATTATTCCCTTCTCCACCAGCACCCTCTATAGGTAACTGATATGTTTTACCGTGTATAATTATTTTATTATCATTAGAAGCTTCTACTTCATCCTCTTCTTGGTTGTTCTGATACTCATCTGAATCATAGAATGTTTGCTGGATAGGATCAAGGCTTTTAAATCCTACTCGTCTTATCTGATCTATATAATGATCATACCCTTCTTGATCTAAATCATTTGGATCTAAAGGGTCACGACCAAGTATGTCTTGATACCAAGTCTTAACTTGTCCACCAGCTTTTTGATAGAACTCGTCTGAAGAATTCATATCATTGGCAACCATTTCAACAGTCCAACCTTCATAATCCATAAGGTTGACGTAATGATTGATACCATTAGGATCGCCTACGGGTGGTGGATCTTCTATAGTATTTCGATCACGGTTTAGCCATATTTCATATTGATCAATAACAGCGTTTCTTGTTGACATTTAAGTTCCCTCAATACGGTTTACGATCCACTCTATAACGGATCGTTGACCAGAGCGGTACATGATTTCTTCCGAAGTCA